AGAGCAAGTGTTTTTGGAGGTTCGCCAAATGGTCGCAACAAACGCTGTGTCTGGCGTATAACTACAAAACCATTCAAAGAGGCGCACTTTGCAACATACCCTGAAGCATTATGTGAAACACCCATAAAGGCTGGCTGTCCTGTCGGCGGGACTGTCCTCGATCCGTTCGCTGGCTCAGGTACTACTGGCGTAGTTTGTAAGAGACTAAAACGAGAGTTTATTGGAATAGAGTTAAACGAAGAATACATTAAGATTGCAAGGGCGAGAATAAATAATACTCAGGAGATGATGATATGAAACAGACAGAGGAGATACGGGAGAAGATAGATGAACTTTTTTGCTCTATATCTTTGGGCATTAGAGTAAGCCATGATGGTGTTGAGGGGCACCAAATGTTAACAGAGGCAGCGTCAAAACAAGCAATTATTGACCTCCTCTCCTCACAACTACAAGCAGAAAAGATTGATGCATACAAAAAAGGTTATATAGCAGGAGGACTTGCTCAGTCAAGGGGTGAGTTCTTGTATGAACTCCAGGGAGTTGTAGAAGATGCCGTACATTGTGGTGCACAGGCAGCTACTGGGGATTTTAAAAAATTAGAATCGGAGGAAACATGACTATAGGGTACCTACTGCGTATGGCGAACTCCTATGCCCAAGCTAATTTGTCTTCCCAGACTAGTGACACTGGGTTAATTTTAGAAAGAGTAGCCCGACAAGCCATCCTAGACTTTGTGACCTACGTAGCTGAACACCAGGAGAAAAAGAAGAAATGAGAACTCTTTGCCTACTCCAGAGCATTGTAATACTATTTCTTATGGTAGTTGGGTTTATGGGATTATCTGTCCATACTTTTCAAATGATAATAATTGGTTTAATTGGAATATATGGATTAGTTGCTTATTTTGACGGAGAAGAATGAAGACTTACGATGAATCCGATAGATGCCCAGCCTGTGGCAAACAACCAGACGAAAGGGTAGCTTGGTGTGACCAGTGTTGTGGGGGGTATCAACCAGTATATATGCCCAATGAAGAAAATTTCCCAGACGAACCAATTTTTAAAACCAAGGAAGAGGCGTGGAGCTATATTATTAAAAAACACTGCCACTGTGGGATGGAAGTCCATCTAAGTAAAAAAGATAAACACTGTATCTCTTGTGAAGCCGAGTGGGAGGTAGATATTGTATGAACTCGCCGATGGGAGTTTCCCAGTGGAAAGAATACGGGGAGAAGTATGGCTACTGGGATTTCTTTAAACCAGAGATTTGTATCTGTGCTGCCATCAAATTAAACGACGGGACCGTTGTCCGTGGTCACCGCCATGCGGATTGTTTCCATGCGGGCGTTGCCGAACACCTAGACCAAAAAGAGCTAATGATTGGCGACCAGGGCTTTATTACCTCATACAACCGCTATGTAACTAGAGAAGAGGGTAGGAAGCTCCAGGACGCCGCAGGAATACCCAGTGCTTCTCCAGAAGGATATATGCGGGGGACTCTATTTAGTGAAGATTTATATTAGGGTATTGACAATGTAGCTACATGTATGTTTCAATGTAGCTACACATGATTTACAACCACTTACCACGATGGGCGATAAAGATAGTTAGAAAACTAATTTGTTCTAACTATGGATGCTCTTACGACGAAAAAAATAAAAGATGTTCTAGGTGTGGATTATTCCAATGGTGGTGTTATTTCAAATGTGATGCCTGCGGAATGGTTGTCCAACCCAAAATATATAAAGGGGGTCTAGTACACGAGGGATGTCTACTTGGAGAAGTTGTATTATGATTCATGACCACAATCACACAAAATCCGTTGGGATCCGTGAGTTCCAACAAAATATTTATCAAAACCTTCCTGCCCCAGGAGAGGCTACCCTAATAACAAATAGGGGACAAGCCGTATTTTGTGTCTCTTCTATTTTAGGAGGAGGTGGAGGCGCAGGTGGGGGTTCAGCTCTTAGAGCAACAATTAAAGGAGAATCGTCAAATGAAAACGATAGTCAACTTCATACTGGATAAATCTGGTTCAATGGAATCAATCAGAAAGGATGTCATTGGTGGATTTAATGCATACATTAAAGAACTTAAGGATGGAGAGAATAGTAAGGATATTTTGTTTACCCTCACCCTCTTTGATACTGTTAGTATTGATACCCCATATCTTCTAACTCCGATTAAAGACGTTAAGCCACTAGATAATAAAACATATAGACCAAACGGCGGTACCCCACTTTATGATGCGGCAGTCGAAACCATTGAGAACATTGTCGAGCGAGTTAATGAAATGAAGGGTAGAAAAGCAGTGGTCGTTACCATTATGACAGACGGAGAAGAGAACTCTTCCGTTAAGCACGATGAGAAGTGTCTTAAGGATTTGATCAAGAAACTAGAGCAAAGGGGTAATTGGACCTTTACCTTTATGGGCGCTAACCAAGATGCTTGGCAAACCGCTCAAAGCTTTGGAATTGCTAGGGGTAATTCATTAAGCTGGGAAGCTAGCTCTCTTGGCTCAACCACGGCACTTCGCTCTCTTGCCCAGAATACTGCATTTTATGCAATGTCGGCCTCAGCTGGTGGTGGAGGGGGAACTAGTGAATTTTTCAGTGGATCTAAAGACATGACAAAGGAGTTAAATGCTACACAATCATAATCATCACCATCATCACCATATTCACAACTGGGAGTATTGCTACCAATGTGGGGTAAAATACTGCACCGAATGTGGGTATGAGGAAAAGATTTGGGGTCAACGACCTTGGTGGCTGGGAGATAAGATCTATTTATGTGCCGACTCTTCCCACTCTCACTAATTTGACAAAGATGGCTATATATGATATAGTCTAGTCAATATGAAGAAGCCCCTCCACACATTTTGTTCACACTGCGGATCGAGACTAAAGGGAGAACTTGTTGGAGCAGAGAACTATAGAACATATGAATATGGGGATTGCTATTGTCCCCATACTCACACAAGGTTTAATAGAGACACTGGTCTACGCCAGTATGTGATACATTATTTTTGTCCATTAAGAAAATTTATTTTTAATCCACATGATGATTTTATGGAGGAAGAGTTATTCTTCAAAAAACAATGATTCACACTAAATACTGCGAACACTGTGGGACAATCACAACCTGGTTTAAGGATATGTGTATGAAATGCCAAAAGAAAGAGAAGCCCAAAGAAAAACAGGCTAATAACCCATTTGAGATGTTTGAATCATTCTTTGGGGCAAAGGTAAAACAATGAAAATCTGGTGGACATATAAAATGTTTGAGCTATGGGTCTGGTTTGGACACAAAGTTGTCGGATGGGACACAATTACCCTACATAATTCAAAAGATGGGGAAAGGGTTCTTGGGATAACCTTTGGAGAAACTAAGGAGAAAAAGAAATGACACACTTTATTCGCAAATGCTCTTGTGGGGTAGTCTTAGGACAATGTCGCTGTATGAGTAAAGATAAAACTATTGAAATAGTAGAGAATGGTTGTGAAGAGTGTTCTAAGCTTCCAAAGGGTTGGAAACGCCATTATAGGGATGATCGAGATATTTGGGAGAATATTTGTCCCCACGGCATTGGGCACTGTGACGGGGTCCACGGCTGTGATGGATGTTGTTCTGCTTGGCAGAAGAAAGGAAACTAATGTGTACCGATTGGAATCAACTAGTTGGATCAGTATTTAGTGGACTTGCATTATTAATATTTACTTGGTTTATGTTTAGGTAGAAAAGATGAACCTGCCCAAACCCATTTCTATTACAACGTCTATGGACTTTGCGGGGCTATATTCTCTCCTCGGAGTTAAGAATATTATTATTGGTGGTCGTGTTCCAGAAAATACATTTACTTTAAAGGCTACTTGGTACCATCAAGTTCTTTTTCGTGTCTTAAAACCGATTCTACGAGCTTACTTGAGGGAACGATCTAACCTAAAATATCGTTCCAGGGTACAACAAGGTCTTCCTGCCCATTATTCCAAGTGGGGGAATACTCCAATTACCCCATTTAAAGAAATATTAAAAGGGGTTGATCTAAATAATATAAAATAGTATAATATGCCTATGATTCTGCCCAGCACTAAAGTAACCGCACGAGAATATTTAAAAGACGCTGAATTGCTTTTTGAGGAATGGATCGGCGGAGAAGATGCTCGGGTTGATGGAGATATTAGGAATCGAGAACCAATTATTGCATTAGCACAATTTCTTTGGGAGATAGAACATGGCTAATTTATTTGATGACCTTTTGGTTGCCAGTATTTATTTAGTTAGTTACACTAAATATCATGAAGTTTATAGATTTAATAGGGAAAAGATTTGGGAGACTGGTAGTTATTGGCCGTGCCAAAGATAGATATACAAAGAATATGAATAAAGTTATTTATTATTTATGTTTATGCGATTGTGGTAATAAAAAGGAGATAAGGGGGACTTCATTAAGAAGAAAAGACGGTCCTACCACCAGCTGTGGGTGTCTAAGAGTAGAGCGGATGAAGCTGTTATTAAGAGAAAGAAACCCAAATTGGAGGGGCGGAAAAAGGGTAGAGAGTGGTGGATATATAGAGGTATATTTGCCGAATCATCCAAATGCTAGACAAACTGGGTATGTTAAGGAACACAGGGTGATAATGGAAGAGAAGCTTGGTAGATATTTATTACCAGAAGAAAATGTACACCATATTAATGGAAATAAAATAGATAATTGTATTGAGAACCTAGAGCTGTGGAGCATATCTCAGCCGTGTGGACAAAGAGTAGAAGATAAAATAGCGTGGGCTAAAAGGATGTTGAAGATATATGAATAAATTAGTTATGTTGCGAGGTCTTCCAGCCTCAGGTAAGACAACCTTCGCTAAGGGGATGATTACCAAGTACCCAGATAAATATAAGAGAGTAAATAAAGATGACATTAGAGCCATGATGGATGCTGGTGTTTGGAGTAAAAAGAACGAGGAGTTTGTTTTAAGGGTTAGGGATACTCTTGTCAGAATGGCACTAGTTGATGGATACAGTGTTCTTGTCGATGATACAAACCTTCATCCCAGACATGAATCCAGACTATGGAAGTTGGCAGACGAATTTAATGTCCACCTAGAGATTAAGGATTTTACAAAGGTGGAACCTATTACTTGCATTGAGCGGGACATGGAAAGAATGAATCCAGTGGGCGAAGAAGTTATTTGGGGAATGTATGACAGATTTTTGAGAGATAATAATGAAATACATTGACTTATTCGCAGGAGTAGGAGGATTCAGATATGGGATTGAAAAAGCCTATAATTCTAAACATGCACATATCGGCGAGAAACCCAAACAGGAAGAATGCGAGCAGGGGAGGGAGTGGACCACTGATGAGCGAGAAGTATTCCTACACACTAGAGACGGGTCAGCCCCACTATGTGTGTATTCCAATGAATGGGACAAATATGCAAATTCAGTATACAGGAGGCACTATGGAGAATGTGACATCAGAGACATTAGAACAGTTGAAGCAGGAGAACTCCCAGACTTCGACCTATTATGCGGGGGCTTTCCCTGCCAAGCTTTTAGCGTGGCTGGAAAACGTGGAGGATTTGACGACACCCGAGGCACTCTCTTTTTTGAAATCGCTAGAATTTGTAAAGAAAGAAAACCACGATATTTACTACTCGAAAATGTTAAAGGTTTACTTAGTCACGACCAAGGACGAACTTTCTCGACAATCCTTGGGGTTCTCTCCGACCTTGGGTATGATGTGCAATGGCAAGTTCTTAATAGCAAAGACTTCGGAGTTCCCCAGAATCGAGAACGCGTCTACATTGTCGGAAATCTTAGAGGAGAACCCAGACCCCAAATATTTCCTCTCACCGACTTTAACCCAAAGGCTCTTAAGTACGTTGGGGGAATCTTAAGCGAAAAAGCAAAAATGTGGCTAGATAATGGGAAACAATTTTCTAGAAACTTTCCCCAAGGATCACGAGTGTATAAATCAAGTGGAGTGGCAAGTACCTTAGCTAGTCAGGCTGGGGGGCTTGGGGCTAAAACTGGGCTCTACATGGTTGACGATCCTTCTCGAAAAGATGGTATTGAAGATAAAAATATCTCACCCACCCTCCGAAGAGAGGCTCATGGTAATGTCCCCGCCGTTGTAATCCCCGTTTTAACTCCAGATAGAGTTACTAAAAGACAAAATGGTAGAAGGTTTAAAACAGATGGAGAACCAAGTTTTACTCTAACTGGTCAAGATCGACATGGGATATTTGATGGTATGAAAATCCGCAAGTTGACACCTACAGAGTGCGAACGACTACAGGGTTTTCCAGATGGTTGGACACTAGAAGGAGTTAATGGGGAAACAATGTCTGATTCTCGTAGGTATATGATGATGGGTAATGCTGTTAGCACTACAGTTGTTACGGCTATTATAAAAAGATTTTTATATGACAAGAATTTATAGCGCCGCCAAAGATTATAGAGGAAAAGTGGTTAATGCTCATAGAATAATAATGGAAAAACACCTTGGTAGGAAGTTGTTTAAGAATGAAATTGTACACCACATAAACCATAATAAAAAAGATAATAGGATAGAAAACTTACAAATACTAACCCATAAAGAACATAGTATTTTACATAATCAAAAATATCCGATTGTTAAAAAGTGTGAGTGGTGTGGTAAAGAATACAAACCATCAGCCACAAAAAGAAAAACATCAAAGTCTTGTTCAAAAAAATGTCAATTTTTAATAATGTGGAGGACGAGGAGAAATAATTAATAATAATATTTTAGCATATTGTTTAATATGGACAAATATAGTATAATTAACGTTATATATGAATATAATCACCAAAGCATTTTTATTTGCATACGAGAAACATGGGGACACCCTTGACGACAACGGAGAGCTTTATATCTCTTCTCACCTATTCCAAGTGGCTAAAATTTTGAGGCAGGTTACTGATGACGAAGAGCTTCTAGCTGCCGCACTACTTCACGATACTATTGAAGATACTGATACAACCCATGAAGAGTTAAGGGAAAACTTCGGAGATAGGATTGCTGATTTGGTGAATGAGGTTACTCATGAGGGTAAAAAAGATAGTTATGGATACTTCTTCCCAAGACTAAAGTCTAGAGATGCAATCTTGTTAAAATTCGCAGATAGACTTTCTAACCTATCTAGAATGGAAGCATGGGACGAAGGGCGTAGACAACATTACCTTAAAAAATCAAAATTTTGGAAGGATGGTAAGGATATATGATGATTTGTCCTGTCCCAAATCCGAAACCACAAAAGACTGATTACTGGTGTGGCAATACCGCAATTCAATATGTTTTAGCAGAACACTTTATTAATATGTCCCAGGAGGATTTAGCTAATCGGCTAGAAACTAGTGAGGACATGGGGACTGATGGCGGGGACATGGTAGAGATTTTAGAGTCATTGGGAATGGAGGTCAAAGTATTTGAGGGGGGAGATGGATTAGAAACTCTAGAGTTAGCACAAAAACTTAGATATGATGGTTATTCAATTATTTTTAATTATCTAGTTGGAGATAATTTAGAGGAGGACGGACACTATATTGTATTCCAGCATTTAAATAGATATACCATTGACATTCTTGACCCGTCCGATGGATTATATAAAAAGATTGATACCAACAACTTTATTTCTCGTTGGGTTGATCTCACAAAATATGGCAAGATAGTTAAAAGTTGGATGTTGGCAGTAAGGAGGAAAAATGACCAAAAAGAAAAAGATAAAGGTGGAGTTCACCGAGGGATTCATCCAGGACTGGAAAAAACTCTTCGACAATTCTCTACACTACCGATTGATGAGATTTTGGTATTGGATTAGTCGTGGACTCTGGCAGGATATAAAGAGTTTTTACCAACGAGGTACTCGTGGTTATTCAGACGTGGATGTATGGGACCTTGGTTATTATGTTTCCAGTTTTATGCCAGAAGCCATCCGCAAATTAAAGTCAGATAATCCAAGCATTGTTTCTGCTCACCCAACGGGAGTAAAAACCAGAAAAGAATGGGATAAGATGCTTGAAAAGATGGCTAAAGGATTTGAGGCAGTTAACAAAATAGCTGATATTTTGAATCTTACTCCAGAGAAATTTAAAAAACTTGAGAAGACTAAAAAGGAGGGGATGGCTATTTTTGCGGAGTGGATCGAAGCCCTCTGGGATTAGTTGACAAGTATGGTGCTATATGATATATATAGAATATATACCTAAATAGGAGAAAATATGGACCTACAACAAATCGCATCAGCAAGTGCTTTACTTAAACAAGAACTAGCGCCTCTGGCAGAGAAAATTGGTCAGGGAGCTGAATACACCTTTGGTTTGTTTGTTAAGCAAGTTTATGTGAATGCTATTGGGAATATGTTGTGGGTTGTCCCAGGAATTATTTCTTTTATATTAGCAAAGAAGTGCTGGGATTATGAGAAACATAGTCATAGTTCTGACGGGGCGGGCTACTTTGGCTGGCTTTTTCTTATGGTAGTTGGCTTATTCGCCGTTTTACTTCCATTATCAGACTTAATCCAGGTTATTATAAATCCAGAATTTAAAGCAATTGAATTAATAGTTAGTACATTTAGAACCACAACAGGAAGATAGGTTTTTGGCCAAAAATTTGTAGGTACCTGCCCTTACCTACGAAAAAATAATAGTCATTAAACCAATCATTATACCAACGCCGACCATAACGCCGACGCAGAATGATATGAAGGAGTCATTCATAATTAAAGTTTAAACAACTAAGTATAGTTAAAACAAGGAGAATAAAATGTTTAAAAAACTTTTTAAAAAACTAAGAGAGCGTCAGATGCGCAACTACCTTTCAGCCGCAACCCCAATGCAAATGGGGGGAAGTTGGATTTATGAAGAAGTTGACATGAAACTCAATAGACTTGGGGTAAGTGCCAATGACAATGGTCTATGGTTTGAAAGAGAAGGTGCGGGAGTTAAGAAGCCAGAAGATAAGCGTATTGAATTAAAGCCAAAAGATGTTGTGGAAGAATTGAACGGCGATAAACCAGAAGTCTCTTTTGATAATCTAGATGAAAAGATTAAAGCCATAAAGAAGCGTAGAGATTTTATGCGCGATGATTTAGGAATTATAACAACTGAGGAAGATCAGGCGCTGGAATGGTTGGAAGCTCGTAAAAAGGGTAAAAAGATGTTGGATGAATTTAACAAGTGGCCACTTACAACTTCAGACAAGATAGTTAAATTGTTATCAAAATATAAACTACAAAAAGCCCACATTAATCAATATCACCTTGCTCTTCCAAAAGAAGCAATCGACGAGATGGAGGCATTTTACAACCTATTTTCTAAAGTAACTGATACTAAACCAGAGTTTATTATTATTGCTGACAAGATGGAGGAAGTAGACAAAAAGAGAGATCCAATTCTTCTAGCTACATCTCCATTCGGTAAATTCTTTCATGTCTTGGGAGCCTGGGACAAGGAAGTAGAGATTATGCATGAACTATTTCTCGAGGCAAAATAAATGACTGACCTATTTCACTGTGCTGGGTGTGACCAACTAATAACTGACCCAAAGATAATGGTTACTCTTGGGCAGAGGTCAATAGCTAAAATAGAGAGTAGTGATGATGGTAAAAAGAGAATGATTAACTTCTATCCAGGATATGCAGGAGAATACCCCCTATGCGGACCAAAGTGTGCCAGTCTATTAATGCTAGATATATTTACCAAAAAGGAGCAAGATGAAGATAACGAGTCCTAAGTGGGTAAGACGAGCTAATCAGTGGTGTGTTACCACTTTAGAAAAAACATCTGGGATGGGGTCTAAACATACTATAAAACAAACACAATATTGGTTTTCTACAGAAGCAGAGGCCATTACTAAACACCAAGAATTATCGGCGATTAGCAATGAGCCAAAAAACAGTTAAAATGATTAGAAAAATATTCGGTCCAAGGGCTGGATATGTTCTCTCAGTTTATAACGAACTTGGAGAAAACGATCGGAAGATTGCAACAAGTCAGATGAAAAAGTATCTGGCAACAGACAATAAAGAGGAGTTATTAAAACAAATTATTAAAGTGGATGTACCACTAACAGGAGAGGAAATATGACAGACAGAGTAACTTTGGTAAAAGATATTAAGGACACTTTTGATACTTGTTTAGCACTAGTCGAAACAAAAAATAAAGACTATGCCAAAACATCTGACGCCTTCGCCAATTTTAGGTTATCAGAAATGGTTGGAGTTACGGCGCAGAGGGCAACCCTTGTGCGTGTTGCGGATAAACTCGCCCGCGTAAGTAACCTCCTAGATAAAGACAATGAGGTAAAAGACGAAACAATTGATGATACAATAAATGATATTATTAACTACATGGCTATCCTTAAGTCCATGCATAAACATGAAGGAAAAGAAAATGGCCGAAGTTGATTTCAGGAGAGTTGGCACCGCCTATAAAGGGACAAGTAAAAAGGGGAATAGTTATCTACATATTAAACTAAACCCAGATTTAATTGATCGTATACCAAAACACGATTTAGTTAATAGTATGTATATTTTTAATAAAAAAAATAAGGATGGGGTTATTGAATATCAAATTTTGGCTCCGCTCACCCCAAGAGAAGAATGAAGATAACGCCACAAACATTTATTATTTCAGATCACCACTTCTTTCACTCTAATATTGAAAAGTATGCCCAAAGACCACCCGATCACATGGAACAATTGGTCAAGCGACATAATAAGGTTATTACCGATAATGACAAGGTGGTTTTTCTAGGAGACTTAACTTTTGCGAGGAAAGAAAAAACCATCGAAATGGTTGGGAGGATGAAGGGAGAAAAGTACTTAATTCTTGGGAACCATGACCACCACAGTGTGGGGTGGTATGAAAGTCTTGGGTTTAAGGTTACCGAGCCAATCTATAAAGTATTTGCTAACTCTGGTGGGACCTATCCAGTTCTACTCACCCACGAACCAGTTCCATGCCTACCAGATAATTGGTATAACATTCATGGTCACATACATAGGGGATTAGCCACTGAGTTCGGATTAACTAAAAGACATTTTAATGTTAGTTGCGAAGTTCTAGATTATACCCCAAAGCCAATTTTTGAAATTTTAGCTATTTGGAAAGAGCAACGAAGGCTAGAAGAAAAAGAAAAAGAGTGGGAAGCAAAAATGACTCCACCCTATTCTGGGATGTCGTAAAAAAGCTGTTTCCAGTGTGTGTTTTTTACGCAGTCTCTAGATTGTTCTCTTGCTTCTGTGTATGGTAACTCTACAAATGTTTTTGCATTATATCGAGTATGGTTATAGGCAATCTTTTCTCTAACCTCACTATCTACATCAACCCCCAGTAAATTTGCCAGCGTCAATGCGAAGATAAATACATCTGCTACTTCCTGGGCAATATCTTTATTATCCCCATTGGGATGTGCTTCAACTAGTTCATCAACCTCTCCCCTCAATAAATCAACAGTGGCATGAAAAGTGTTGTTTTTTCCCATTGCTGGTCTGTCAGCCAAAAAATTTCCTACAAGCTTTTGTAGTTCCTGCATGTTATGTCCTCACTGGCAAATATCATCTTTAGTATATGTCCCAAATACATATAGGGTCAATTACTACAAAGTATATTTAAACTTCGTCAACTTATTTCAAGTTGACTACTAAAAAATATAAGGGGATATATAAACTTTCTGCCTTGTGCGATAGGTGCCCAGCGAAATATTATTAAGCCAATAGTAACTTATTCCTGGAGGCATAAATGATAAAAGAAGCTTTACAAGTTATGACAGAGAATCCAGAAGTTACGGGAAGTGCCCTTGTGGCTTTTGGTCTAGCATTTTCAGTAGGGGTTAGAAAAGCAATTGGGGCTAGAGATAAGTGGCATTGTCAAGAAGAGGGGTGTGATGCTTCATTCCAAAATGGAGACATGGTCCATGCCGCACACAATAACCATGATAAATCTGACCCAGCTTATGACACGGTAGATGCTGGTAAAATTTTATGTGTTCCCCATCATTTGAAACAGCACCAGGAGGCTAAAGGACATGCTCAGGATATTGGGCTACAAGAGTGTCAAAACGACTATGCTATTGCCAGGTTGCTAGTTACTCCAACTAAAAAGAAAAAAGGAGTATAATATACTAATGAAAATTCAAGAATTTATTACCCAGGGATACCCATATGCTAGGGCAATATGTTTTTCTTGTAGTGTGGGAGGAAACGAACTGGGGAAAGAATACGCCGAAGGACCAGATCATGTTTTTGTCGGCGGTCAAATAGAACTCCTAGAAAAAATAGCTAAAACCCATGATAGATCTAAACACCGTGGTATTGGCAATATCAGAATAGAAAAATATGTTAATGCTGGAGAAGAAACTCCACAGGGTTAGGATGGTATGGTTATAGAGCATGAACATGGTAGAAGACAAAAAAGAGAATCTATACAACCAGAAACTCCAAGGGAAGTTGTTCTTTGGCAGAGTCCTAGTAGCTTGGAGAGAGAAGCTGCGGAAATACAAAGAGGAATTTTTAACTTTACTTTGGCTAGTCGCGAGGATTGCCCAGCTAAAAATTCAACTCCTCTGGCTGAAAATAAAGTTCGTTTATTACCGCCTTCACATTTTAATTCTAGTGAATCAAAGAATTGGTTGGACCTGTGGTCGTACCGATTTTCGAAAAAGGGTTGATAAATCGCAATAATTATTTTTTCTAAACTTTTAGCACTCTAACTTAAAGACTGCTACGTCCCATATTATTGACAGACAATATCTTGGTTATATATACCATATTAATGGCTAAGATTATTATTTCCCTTCCCGATGAACTACTACTTAAGGTAGACGAATATTGTATAAATCACGAATATAATAGGTCAGAGTTTATCCGCTTTTCAATGAGGTCGGTTTTAGATTATAAACATCAAGTCCAGGAAGTTAGACTTGTATCTCAAAATGGGGGGTCAGGAGGGACAAATGGGAGTTAATCTTTTTAAAATATTTAGTACTAAAAAATCAGAAGTTCCACACACTTGGACCCTAGTTGCAAAGACCTATGCCCGCCCACGTCTCGACCTAAACATCTTGCAAATTCTCAATGGTAATTCTTTAGAGAAGGCACTATTTGGGGTTACAACAACTGTATGGGAAAACGAACTTGGGCAAATAAGGAGAGAAGAATTTCTTGGAAGTGACGAGAGTGTTTTAGATGATTTATTAGATAAGGCGTCTCAATATGGTAATCAAACAATTGAGAGGGGAGTAGATACTTTTATTATCTCTAAATGGAGTCCACAACCACTTTCACCATCAGCTATTCCAATGAGATAATGACATGCAAACAGAACGAACCAGGGGCTTAGTAGTCAAACAGAAGCGTAATGGAGACTTAAAACAAGTCAATAAGCTTGATGTTTTTTTAAAGGAGTTTTTAGAAAACGGTGGCAATGCAACAATGGCCGTAATGAGTGCCTTTGGCGTTAAAAATAAGGCGAGTGCTTCAGTTATTGGGAGTAGATACCTTAAACAAGCAAGGGGTACAGCTCGCCTAATGCTAGAAGAAAAGGGTGCAACCTATGGAAAACTTTTAGAGCTTGCATGGGAAAAAGCTCAGGCAGCTAAAAATCCAGAATGGTTTGACAGGGTTATGAAGATAGCTGGGTATGAAGACTTTATGTCTAAAAATAAAGGGAACGTTAACGTTAATATTTTAACCGCACAAAACGATAAAAATGATTTTAAGGGATTTATAGAAGAGGGAGAAATCGTTGAAGAAGGAGAAATAGATGGCGACGAAGTCTCAGAAGATTGACTATAAAAAATTTATAGAACACTACTTTGAGGTCATTGATCGAGAGGATCAAGTGCCAGTTCCATTTTGCCTAAATGCAGTTCAAGATAAATATCTTAAAATGTTAAATGATGAACATCCAACTCAAGAGGGTATTAGAGAAATTATTCTTAAAGCCCGACAACAGGGATTTTCATCTTTTATATTAGCCCTATTTACTGTTGATTTTATTGTGCGCGATTATTCTGTTTCTATTTGTATCTCCCACCGCCGAGACTCCACAGAACTTCTTTTTAAGAAGGTTCGTTTTTATCTAGAAAGCTACTTAAAAAAGAGGGCAGAAGAAAAGGGGTTGGCATATACTGACGACACATTAAAGAGTTGGTTGGGATCTGACAACAAAGGAATGATTACCAACTCACAAAATCACGCAACTTTCTATATCGGAACAGCAGGAGCCAAGGTTGGTGGTCGTGGTGGTTCTGCTCGCAATGTTCACTTTTCCGAGGCGGCATTCTATCAGGACACTGAAATGCTTAAGGCAAGTGAGATGATTTTGGCTACTGCACAACAGGTTCCACAAGGGCGTGGGATGATATTTATTGAGTCCACCGCCAATGGAGAGGGGAACTTCTATCACGCCGAGTGGGAGAGGGCTGAAGATGGACAAAGTGTTTATAAGCCTCGTTTTTTTGGGTGGCAAGAATTTTATTCAGAGGAATGGGTTAAAGAAAAGCGCAAAGAGTTCCCAACCGAAAAACTTGCAGGGCAAGAATATCCATATACCCCAGAGGAAGCATTTATTACTTCTGGCTCTCCATACTTTGATGCGGCGATATTAAATAAAATGATGGAGGAAAAGGCTATCGCAGTAGAGTTTGGGAGGGTGGCTCCCGATGGCCATTTTATTTAGTCCTATAATATATACTTATGAATAGAAGCGAAACAAGAAAATTAGAGTGGCAAAACCCAACGATAAGGGAAAAGCGTCTCAAGAGAAGGGGAATGTTGGGGAAAAAACATAGCCAAGAAACTAGAGAGATGTGGTCAAAAAAGAGAAGGGGGATTCATGCAAGTCCAGATACAGAGTTTAAGCCAGGTGGGGAAAAACCAAAAGACGCATATAAATTCCCAGAGGGGAAGTCTAACCCATCATGGTCTGGGGGAGTTTATAGAACGCTCAGACAAAACATTATGAAGTTGCCTGAATACTATCAGTGGAGAAAACAAATCTTTAAAAGAGATGACTATACTTGTCAAATTTGCCTTAAAAGAGGTGGGGAACTTCATGCAGACCATATCCATCCATATATAAAAATTATCAATGAAAACTTTATTTCTAATCTAGTAGAAGCAATTTTATGTGCTGACCTATGGAATCTTAATAATGGAAGAACTATTTGTAAACAGTGTCACATAAATACTCCGACTTATGGCTGGAAATCAAAATTATGAAAAACGACTTAATTAACAAGTTTGATATTACAAACCACTATCAGACAAGAGTTTATCGACAACTAGATGTTAATGAGCAACTTGTAATTTTTGCTGATCCAGCTGATTCTCAAGACTTCTGCGCCGCCGTAGCATTCTCTAAAAAATATTATGATTTCCCAATTGTTTTTAATGAGGTTATGGAGTCTTCTCAGTTTGGTCATGAGCTTTTTAACCTTGGGAAATATATCCAAGTCCGCACAAATAATTTCCCCAAACTTGCGGTTGAACGCAATACTGGTCAAGCCACTATTTTTGTCTTGCAAACACTAAATTATCCAGATATGTTTCGCATGGTTGACTTTACAGCCATTACACCGCATGAGGGGGGAGATATTGGATGGATAACTACTGGACATCTATCTGGGGGAGAACTCCAAGGTACTCGTCGCAAGATGTTAGATGATTTAGCACTAGCGATTAAACAAGGAAGATTAATTATTTATGACCAAGAGCAACTTAAGCAGTTAAAATCATTTGTAATAGTCAAAGGAAGAGCTCAGGCTGCCCAAAATAAACACGACGACTTAGTTATGGCCACTGCAGGAGCTTGGCAGGTTGCCCAGCTTACACCAGATAACGATTTTGGAGATTATAGTCCAGAAGCATTAAAAGAACATCGCGAGAAATGGCGATTTAAATAAAGGAGGAGATATGATAAATATCCCAGACATAATAGCCGCATTTAATAGTAAGTTGCTTACTGAAAGTGAGGCAAAATCATATATACAGCGATGGATTGAAACTAATATTCAGGAACGCCAAAGCTATACAAAAACATCTGAGGCTAGAACTGCTATGGAGATTAAAAAAACCATAGATGATGGGCGTCTCACATGTGAAGACTGTGGTTGTCCACTAATTAACGAAGACGATGAGGATGTAGAAGAGGCAATGGCTTCCATTGAGGACTTTGTTAAATGGCTCATTAGTGAAAAAAATAAATAATGGCAACAAAAAAGATCACTAAAAAAATAGTAAACCCTCCCAGTGAAGAGTCGTCTAGTATGGCTCCATATGACAGGGAAGTGTCAAATAATGAGTACGTTTTTAAAGAGACTATAAGAATGCTTCGTCCAGATATTTACGTTTTAATGGACATTCTAGATAGAACTCATTTTAATCCACTCGTTGTTTTTCAAGCTATTCGCCATGCAAATAATATTGCGATGGGGAGTAAATATGGGACTGTTACTATCCATATTGAAGATGGGGTTGTTACCTTTGTTAGGGGAGAGGAGTCCACAAAGCTTAACGAATCTCTTCTTTTACAAAAGTATCCAGTGGCCTAATTATGTTGACAATAACTAAACTGAACTGATAACTTGAACTTAATCGGTTTTAGAGGAAAAACCTCGGAGCCACGATATAACTCAGTATTAAGAGTTTTGGCCGTGGCTTTTTTAGTATAAAAATATTATGGCAATAACAGACCTTTCTCCAACCAAGAGAACAGAAGAACAAATATTCCACGAAGTAAAACACCACGCAGATATTGGGTTTGATGAAACGGACCGTCGCTCTACTGGGACTGGTCGTGTTGGATCAATTTCTTTTGACGAAGCAGACGAGCTTTTCCGCTCATATATTGATGAGGGGAAATGGCCTTATGATGCTCTCCTTTTTGACCCACGCGTTTTTACCTTTATCTTTGAAAAAACTTCCCGTCTCATTGCAAATAAACCAAAAGCTAAACTCATCCCCCGCGAAGGAGCAGACACTCTTTCTGCAAAAATTAATAATGCTCTTCTAGATTATCAATGGGACATGGCTACCAACGGCGGTTCAATGCTTGCTAAGTGGGCTCTCATGGATATTAACACTCGTAAATATGGCGCAGCTTTTGCCCTAACAAAGTGGAGATATGAAATAGATAAACGTGGTAAACCACTTTTTGATGGTCCAGAAATGGAAGTCCTTAATAATAGAGATATTGCCCACGACCTAACTGCGACCTCTATTGAAAACTGTAACTGGATTCAAGTAAGACAATATGTTACCTTCCAGGAATTGGAGAGAGTTAATGACTACGCCAGGGCAAAACCAGTTTACAAAAACTTAGCAACCCTCAGGCAAGCTATTGGCTCCGATTCTACTACTGGAAACGGAGGAGATTCTCGTGCTGTTAACTGGATTTCTAGGAACCGTCAAATCTCTCATCTTGAAACAGACCCGATGGGTAAAGACATTGTTTTCAAAACCGTGGAAATCATTACCGAATACCGTCGCGATAGGTGGATTACTTTTGCGCCAAAACATGGAGTTGTTTTAAGAGATATTGAAAATCCATATCAGAACAATGAACTACCAGTTGTAATGCTTCGCTATCTTGCAATTGACGACGATTTATATGGCCTTTCAGAGATTGAGCCGATTAAGGGTCTTCAAAAAGCTATTAATGCTCTTCTTTGTCAGTATGTTGATGAAATTAACCAGAATCTTTACTCTCCAATTGCTATAGGACCAGGTGTCCGTCAACACACACTTGAATGGGGCAAGGGTGCTCGTTGGATTATGAACAACCCAATGACCGACTTCAGACTTGTAGAATCTCGTTCAAACGCCGCACAGTTCTTTAACAACACCTATTCAGTTCTTGTTTCAGCAATGATGAACGCCCTTGGGGAATCATCTCTTGGAGTTTCAAACATCCAGCCATATCAAAATGATAAGACGGCTACTGAAGTTAAAGCACTCCAACTTCAACGCAACGCCCGCGACAACTACAACCAACTCATGCTTGCCGAGTCTATGAAGCGACAGCTCATGCTTTGGCATACCATGAATCAACTTCTTTTATTCTCAGATCCAGAAAAACAATCATATATTATTAGAATTGTTGGTAAAGATGCAATTAAATATTTCCAAAACCAGGGCATGGATCAAATGCAAATTCCGCAAGAGGCAAACGATTTAATGTCTGCCCAGTCTGACATATCGTATGGTGGAGATATGAGTCAGTTGGCAAATAATGGTATTCTTCCAGATCAACATCTAATGCCCAAATTCCCAGTTAATATTGGTTCTAAGGAAAAACCAAAATTGGTTCCAAAATTAAACATCGAAGGAACCGACGGGGCAACAATTTATGTAGAACCAGAAGACATTAAGGGACAGTATGATTTTAGTATTGACGTTGAGTCAATGACAGTCACTGCGGATGAAGAACGTCGTCAGGCTCGTCAAACAGCGGTTTCGCTTCTTGTTTCTAATCCAAATATTCTTGCCCTTCTTCAACAAGAGGGTATTCGTCCTAAATTTAAAGAGTTGTTTATTACTTGGCTTGAAGATCTTGGATTTAATGATGCTGAAAAATTCTTTGAGAATGCACAAGTACAACAGGGAACGCCTGGTCAGAGCGGCTCTCCAGATCAAATGGGTGAAATGGCAAAAATGCTCGGAGGAGGAGGACCAGGAGCAGGTGGAGCGCCTGGACAAGTAAATGAAGGGACGGGGGCTAACCAAATGTCAAAGATTATTCCACCAACAGAACAGCAACCAACACCAGAACAAACGATTAGTGAGCCAAATCCAACAATGTATAACAAGTTAGTTAATAAATATGGGACAGGAGAATAAAAATGCAGGATAAAAAAGAAGATGTTGTTTTGTTGAATGAAGAAGAAATAAAAGAATTAGAAGCTGGAAGAGCATTATATGAAATGGAAAAGAGTAGTTCTGGTTGGAAAATAGTTAAAAGTATGCTTGAGGGGATGGCATTTCATTCATGGGTAGATCCTCGTCAAACAGAAAATAAAGAGCAATGGGAATGGCAAGAACTTAATGCCTTTCATGCTGCCAATAATGCTAAAGAAATTTTAGAAAACATTGAAAAATCCATCTCTCGTAGTGAGTATCTTGACAAGGTACGAATTGGCGAGATACAAAGGAAGTCAATGGCAATCCGATAGTATTTTATTATGAACGGATATACCACTTATCAAGATTCTTCACGTCGTGAAGATATTAAAATAAAAACTCCCACGAGGAGAAAGAAAAAGTCTAAAAAACTAAAATAAAATGGCAGACCATGGAGAAGCAGTTTTACCACCACTACCAGCAAGCGATCCAAAGAGTTTGGAATGGAATAAGAAAGACTATTACTACGATGTTAAAGCAAGAGACTTTTGGGACAAAGCAAATATTGTCCGCGAAGAAATACCTGATTTCCCTAAGTGTGAGCATTATTTTATCGCTAAAAATAGCGGAGTCGAATGTCAAAAGTGTCATATCGGCTTTCTCGGAATTTTTGAAATCTCTAAAGGAAAACTTTTTTATAAAGGAGAGCCGATAGAGATTTAACAAGTTAATAACGGATTCACAACCCGCGGGAGAGATGCTCGAGCTCCCCAACGCAACAGGGCATTTATTTATTAGGAGGTGAACCATGGAAAACACACCAGCACAAGGTGATGCACAAGTTTCTGCAATTAATCCTCAGGCCGTGCCAGCATCAGCACCAGCACCTGAACTACAGCCAGCTCCTGCTCCAGTAGCACCAGCTCCAGCTCCAGCTCCAGTGCCAGTAGCACCAGCGCCACAGCCAGCGAGTGATAGAACGTCAGAACAATTTGAAAAGCTCTTAATGAGCAATCAAAAGCTTTATCAAGCTAATGAATTACTTAGAAAAGAACTTTCAGATAGGGCAATGGCTTCACAGCAATTTGCTCCAATTAATCAACCACCAGTGCAACAACCTAGGCCAGCACAGGTTAGCCCTCAAGACTTTATTGAGGTCGACCCAGTCACTAACGAAAGATACGTTAATGAAGATAAGTTGCAGGCAAAGATTGAAGAGTTAAACCGAAAGGCAACTCAAGCACAGGAGGCGATTACCAGATACATGCAAGTATCTGAGGAGAGAGAGGCTGAACGCCAGAGTAGAGAGGCATATCGTGTCTTTCCAGAGCTAGATCCCCACAGCGTAGAATTCGATGTGGCATTTAGTAATCAGGTAAGAGCACAGATTTATGACTCCCTCATCAACCCACAGGATTACGGTGGTCGTCCCCTTTCATTTAAGGACGCAGCCGAATTTGTGACATCAGCTAGTAAGAGAGGTTCTAGAGCACCAGCAGTACAACCTGCACCAGCTCATCAACCATCTCCAGCGGTAGTTGGTACAGGGGCACCAGCAGGAGTAGATCAGGCAATGTTAGATCAAGCTCAGGCTATTAAAGCTCAAGCAGCAGCTTCAGCTCAGGGCCAACCCCAACCACAACGTCAAACACAATTTGACAATGTTGACCGCGCTGCGTTAGTTAGGGCAACCCGTGAGGGTTCCCAAGAGGCTCTCGCTCGACGTTTGGCTATGACGGATCATACCCGTAAAGACCAGGCGGACATCTCCTAGTACGGTCTGTACCCCGTACCTGGGGAAATTATACAGGTACGGACATGGACCTAAACTAAAGGGAGGTGAATAGATAAATATGGCATGGGGATTAATAACCTATGATGACGCTTCACGTCGTGAAGATCTTATGGACGTCCTTGCAGACGTTTCACCAGATGAGACTCCGTTACTTACACTCTTCGGCACAAGCACCGCTCGCGGTACCCTACATGAATGGCTAACTTACAACATTTCTCGTCCTTCTTCTGTTTCATCAGATGTTGAAGGTGCAGACACTTCATTCAGCGACCTCACAGCTCCTAGCCGCGTAACCAACAAGACTCACATCATCAAGCAACCAATCCAAGTTTCCCGTACTGAACGTCGTGTAAACGTTGCAGCAATCGGTGACCCTTACGCATTCCAGAAAGCAGATGGACTACGCCAACTTAAACTTAAGATGGAGTACGCTATCCTTAATTCTACTGCGGCATCAGGATCATCAGGCGTTGCCCGTCAGATGACTGGTATTGATGCATTCATTACTTCCGTTGTTACAGCTCGTAACTCAGGTACTTCCTACTCTGAGCAAGAACTTAATGACATGGCAGCTGATGCATACAACACAGTTTCTGCAGACAAGGTATTCGATATGATACTTTGTACCGTCAAGATCAAGCAAGCAATTGCTGGATTCTCTGGTAACTCAACTCGTTACATCACAGCAGCAGAACGCAGACTTGTTAAGGACGTCCTCGTTTACGACTCAGCAGTTGGCTCTCACAGAGTCATGCATCACAGAGACGTTCGTAATTCAGCTGGTTCTACCACTGTTTACGGTCTTCGTGAAGAGCTTCACAAAGTCGCGTACCTTGACAAACCAATGTTTGAGGAACTCGGCAAGGTTGGAGACGCTGATCGCGGACACTGGGTAACAGAGTTTACGCTCGAAGTACTCAACGAGAAAGCAGACCTTAAGAGAACTGGATACAACTTAAACGGTTAATAACCGCTAGGGAGTGATGGTTTCAGGCTAGAGAGGAAACAAAAAACGTGAGAGGCTTTCTCCCTCCACTACCTCTGACAGATAGAGAAACAGGCATCTAGGGTTTGCCACAAGCGGCTAGATACATAAAAAAATATGGGACGGTGGGGATTGGGGATACTCGGTTCCCACCGTACATTAAATATGTTGATATTGGATAATGGGAAAATAAGAAGTTCAGAAGACTTAGAGCTTGCGGATAGTATTATTAAAGCGAGGGCTAAGGGTCCGTGGGAAGTAATAGATTTATTAATTCAGGCTTGGCTTAGGCGTTCACCAGAAGAAGTAAAGGCGGTTAAAATTGATGTCAGCGACCAAAGGGAAATGCTTATTGATAAAAAATATGGCACAACTATGGGTGGGAAAGACATGGAAAGAAGGTTTACACTTCTTTTCCCAACTTCCCTTCAATCTTTAATTCGCACACAATATAAACCAGAAGAACTTCCATTTAATAGTGGTTTTTATAGAGAGTTTAGTAAGAGGTACCCCGCATTTAAAATTGCAGAGAATACTTGATAACAATAGTATTGGTGGGATATACAGGATTGGATGGCAAAAAGTTTAAACCAAATAGAGAGAGAATTTCTTACATCCAGGTTAACTGGAGTTTCTGCCCAGACCCCCATTAACCAAATGAGGAGAATGTTTTATGCACAATACCTTGGAATACAGGCTGGTCCTACTATTGGATTCCAAGAATTAGAGAATCGTTTTTTAAAAAAAGTTATTACTGACAATAGTGGCACTCCAGGAGAATATCAATTATGGGAACAGGCAGTCGCCGAGTTATCGGTTGTTCCATCAAAATATGAGAATGAAAATAGACGGCTGCTGTACTTAAACCTACCATAATTATTGACATTTTTAGAATAGTTTGATCTCCTTATATTATATCAATCGCATGGTGAGAGCTGCCCTTAGGCGATTGGGGGTGGCTCTTTCCATTTTAAGGAGCTTATATGGAACCTGCCCAGGTTAAAAAATGTAGTAAATGTAAAGAGATTAAGGAGCTGGAGGAGTTTTATAGGAACAGGGGGGGAAAATATGGCTTAAATTCTCGGTGTAAAAAATGTGATAATAAAGCACATTTACAGTATTATTATAAAAACCAAGACATAGTCAATACTAAAAATAAAGCCAAATATCATCAGAGGACAAGGTCACCAGAATTTGTATTAGCTCCCAACGATACCCACCTTGGTTATTATAAAACCCATGCGACATTTGTTAATCGAGTTACTGGCAAACGTTCAAATGGAACAAGCCCAAAAAAATTTAGTTTAAAACTAGAAGACTTACAAAAAATATGGCCTACTCCACCCAAATGCGCCCTTTCTGGTCTTCCTATAACCCTTGGCAAAACTCAACACGATATACATATGCAATCAGCATCACTAGATAGAATAGACTCTAGTAAGGGATATGAGCTTGGGAATATCCAATGGGTGGATAAAAGAATCCAAAAAATGAAAAATAATTTATCAGATGACGATTTTATCTCATTATGTGGGGCAGTCTGGGAACATAATAAAAAATTTGACATTTAGACATTAGTTTGTTCAACTAAACATATTAGTTAATTAGGAGATATTTATATGGATTACGACAAAAACCTTAAGCCCCTAGTCAAGGTTGCTAAAACCGAGAAACCATTTAGTGGGGGAACGTTTCAACAGGGGAGTAGAAATCTTTCTCCCATCGTAAAAAAAACATCTTCAGTCTCTCCATTCAACGACAAGGTAATGCCAAAAAATAAAGTTACTAGCTCAGATTCAGCAAATCTTCAGAAGGCAAGTAAACTCCCTGGTAGAGTTTCAATGGAAGCATCTCCAGTTAGCTT